TGGTGCCGATTCCCCTTTCCCGTAGCGCGAGGAAAAGAACTGCTGAACAAACCCCAGATCGCTCTGCGGATCAAAGAAATCACGGACAAAATCCAAGATGCCTCTCTGATTTCGATGGGCGCTCACCTATATGAATTGGCAGATATACGCGATCTTGCGAAAGTATCAGGCCAGTTGAAGGTTGCATTGACGGCAGAACGAGCACGAGGTGAAGTGGTTGGGTTGTACGACAATTTCGCAAGTGGCGGAAAATTAAACAACGCACCTACAAATATTCAAATCAATTTGGTTAGCAAGTTTGACGTAGATATCTAATGGCCGAATTTAAACTCACCGTAAAGCAAGAAGAAGCCCAAAAAGTGTTGGCAGGAAGTGCCACGCATGGGATGCTTTTCGGCGGGTCGCGGTCTGGAAAGACGTTTTTGCTGGTTCGAAACGTCGTGTTGCGGGCGATGAAAGCTTCTCGATCACGTCATTGCATTCTGCGGTTCCGTTTTAATCACATCAAAGCATCGATTATTCTAGACACGTTTCCGAAGGTCATGGAAACATGCTTTCCAGGAATATCGTATAATCTGTCGAAGACTGACTGGTTCGTGACCCTTCCAAATGGCAGTGAAGTGTGGTTTGGCGGTCTAGACGATAAAGAGCGGACAGAAAAGATTCTGGGTCAAGAATATTCGACGATATATTTCAACGAGTGCTCACAAATCCCGCAAAGCTCGCATGATATCGCGATGACCCGGTTGGCGCAACTTGCGGAAACCACGCCGGGCAATTATTTGACTCCACGGGCGTTCTATGATATGAACCCCACAAATAAGATGCACTGGGCATATAAGATTTTTATCCAGAAAATCGAACCCGAGACGAAAAAGCCGCTAAGTCACCCGGAAAATTTTGTGAATTGCAAGATGAATCCGGAAGACAACACCGAAAATCTTAGCAGCACGTACATGGAAACTCTGAAAGCGCTCAGTCCACGGCTTCGGAAACGATTCTTGTTAGGTGAATTCGCAGACGCCACAAACAACGCACTTTTCAATGATGAGAATTTTGAACTCTGGCGTGTCATTGATGGCGTAGTTCCTGACATGGTTCGTATCATTATTTCCGTTGACCCTTCCGGGGCTGGAGATACAAATAATGCTGATAACGACGCTATCGGTATCGTTGTGGCCGGAATAGGGACAGATGGATATTGCTACATTTTGGAAGACCTTACCGTAAAAGCAGGTCCAGCGACATGGGGAAGAGTAGTCGCGGATGCCTACGATCGCCACGAAGCGGATGCAGTAGTCGGTGAGGTTAATTATGGCGGTGCGATGGTCAAGCATGTGATTCAAACAGCACGCCCGCGAACTAACTTTCGAAAAGTCACAGCAACTCGCGGTAAAGTCGTGCGGGCAGAACCTATTTCGGCGCTTTACGAACAAGGTAAAGTGCGCCATGTTGGATATATGCGAGACTTGGAAGACGAACTCTCAGCATTTACCACAAATGGATATATAGGGGAAAATAGTCCAAACCGTGCTGATGCACTTATCTGGGCCGTTTCTGAACTTTTTCCTGGTATTATCAAGCCGCGTAAAGAAAAGCAAGTTGTGGAAGCTACGCGTCCACGCGAATATTCTGGTCGTGGAGTAGCATCTTCATGGATGGGAGCGTAATATGCCGCTAACTAAATCAACTTCTCCAGCTGCTTTCCGTAAGAACGTGAAAGCCGAAATTGCCGCTGGAAAGCCTCCTAAACAAGCTGTAGCTATTGCTTACGCCGTAAAACGTACAGCAGCATCTAAACCCGCACCAAAGAGTAAATAATAATGCCCCAAGATTACACAGGCGTTGTAGCTGCAGGTGTCGTCAGTGATGACGGAAAAGACAGTGATGTTTTATCGACTGCTCGCGCACGTATGGAAATGGCGATCGCAGCCTATTCTGCATCACGTGAAGACGAACTTGATGATTTGCGATTTTTCGCAGGTTCACCAGATAATCATTGGCAATGGCCTGCTGACGTGTTGGCTACTCGTGGCGCTGTGCAAGGTCAGACAATCAATGCTCGACCCTGTTTGACGATCAACAAGCTCCCACAGCATGTACGTCAGGTCACCAACGACCAGCGGCAGAATCGTCCGAGCGGTAAAGTGATCCCGGTAGACGATCAAGCAGACGTCGAAGTCGCAGAGATTTTCGATGGCATTGTTCGACATATTGAATATATTTCAGACGCTGATGTCGCCTATGATACTGCTTGTGAAAATCAAGTCGCCTATGGTGAAGGCTACATTCGCCTGCTGACTGAATATTGCGATGATAACTCGTTCGATCAGGACGTTAAAATCGGACGTATCCGAAACAGTTTTAGCGTCTACATGGACCCTACGATACAAGACCCGTGCGGTTCAGACGCAAAGTGGTGTTTTATCACTGAGGACATGCTCAAGGAAGATTATCATCGTCAATATCCGGACGCTTGCTCGATATCTACGTTACAATCATTGGGTGTGGGTGATCAAGCTATATCGCAATGGATCAATGAAGATACCGTTCGAGTCGCTGAATATTTTTACTATGAGCACAAAAAGGGTACGCTGAATCTTTATCCTGGTAATTTGACTGCAATGCAGAATAGTGCAGATGATAAAGAATTGAAATCAATATACGGAAAACCTGTTCGTCAACGTTCTGTTGATATGAAACAAGTTAAACGTCTAAAAATCAACGGATACGAAATTCTTGAAGAGAACGATTGGGCTGGAAAATGGATTCCGGTGGTTCGAGTAATTGGCAATGAATTTGAAGTAGATGGCCGTATATACGTGTCTGGTTTGGTTCGTAATGCCAAAGACGCTCAACGGATGTATAACTACTGGGTATCTCAAGAAGCAGAAATGTTAGCGCTGGCTCCCAAAGCACCGTTTATTGGTTACGGCGGTCAATTTGAAGGTTATGAGCATCAGTGGAAAACGGCAAACACGACTAATTGGCCTTATCTAGAAGTCAACCCGGACGTCACGGACGGTGCTGGGCAGGTCATGCCTCTCCCGCAGCGAGCGCAGCCTCCCATGGCCTCTTCTGGCCTCCTGCAGGCAAAAGCGGGGGCGGCAGACGATATCAAATCCACCACCGGACAGTATGATTCCAGTCTTGGCGCTCAATCGAATGAGCGTTCAGGCAAAGCAATCTTGGCCCGCGAAAGGCAAACTGATACTGGGACTTATCATTACGTTGATAATTATGCCCGTGCTATCCGATATATTACTCGTCAAATTGTTGACATAGCTCCTAAGATATATGATACTGAGCGCATTGCTCGTATCATCGGTGAAGATGGTGAAACAAGTCAAGTTCGTGTAAATCCTCAACAAGCTGAACCAGTCCGTAAAATCATTGATCAACAAGGCATCGTGATCGAAAAGATTTACAATATCGGTGTTGGTAAGTATGATGTTTGCGTGACCACTGGCCCGAGCTATATGACCAAGCGCCAAGAGGCTTTGGAAGGTATGAGTCAATTGCTGCAAGGCAATCCGCAACTTTGGCAAGTGGCCGGTGACCTATTTATCAAGAATATGGATTGGCCGGGCGCACAAGAAATGTCTAAGCGCTTTGCCAAGACAATTGATCCCAAACTCATGTCTGACGATGAAGACAATCCAGCACTGGCCGCTGCACAGCAGCAGATGCAAGCCATGAGCGCGGAAATGGAACAAATGGGTATGATGCTTGAGAATGTATCCAAGTCCATAGAAGCGCAGGACATGAAGCGCAAAGACTATGAGGCGGAGATCAAAGCCTATCAGGCTGAGACTCAACGTATTTCTGCAGTTCAAGCTGGTATGAGTCCAGATCAGATTCAAGACATTGTTATGGGCACAATCGCTGCGGCTTTGGATACTGGTGACTTGATTGGTCAGATGCCTAGTCGTGACTCAATGCAGGAAAATATGAGCGAAATGCCGCAAGAAATGCCGCAAGAAATGCCGCAAGAAATGCCGCAAGAAATGCCGATGCAAGGTCAACCAATGCCTCAAGGAATACCACAATGAAATGCAATGACTTTATAGGAATGCTGTTTTTGGCGCGGGATGTCGCCCATTCGGTACATTTGAATACCCGTAGCTTTTCCAAGCACACGGCGCTCAACACATTCTATGATGAGATCATTGGGCTAGCTGATGGCTTTGCAGAAGCCTATCAGGGACGCAAAGGGCTGATTGGCCCTATTTCTCTGATGTCGGCCAAAAAAACCACCAATATCATTGAATTTCTTGAAGGTCAGTTGGAAGAAATTGAAGCTTGCCGGTACGAGGTTGCTGACAAGACAGACACACCCTTGCAGAACTTGATTGACGGTATCATTGAACTGTACCTGTCCACCTTGTACAAATTGAGATTCCTAGCATGACCAGAATTGACTTTGAATTCGATAGCCCCTACGGCAAGTATGCGGACGCTATCGTCTTGCTCGATGGTCAAACCATGACTGACGCCGAAATTGAAGCGATGAAGCAAGACCGCTACAACAACTGGCTTGCGTCTATCACTACACCGCCTGTTGAGGAATAATCATGGCAACTTACTACTGGGTTGGCGGGGCAGGCACTTGGGACGCGACCACGACCACTAACTGGGCAACAAGCTCGGGCGGCGCAGGCAGCGCGGGGGTTCCCACATCTGCCGACGATGTTGTGTTTGATACCCTCTCAAACGCCACGGCCTACGCTGTTACGGTGGGCACCAACGCGGTTGCCGCAGACATCACAATAGCTGGCCCTGCCGTGGGCAACGTGACCATTACCTCCGGTGCCACGGCGGTAATTAATTGCTTTGGGTCTTGGACAAATGCGGCTACTGGAGTTGTGTTTGCATCCACTGCTGGCGCTGCACTTAACTTATTGGCGACCACGACTGGTAAAACCGTTACTACTAATAGTGTGGCGTTGGGTGCAATGGTAATAGTTTTTAATGGTGTTGGTGGGGGTTGGATTTTAGGTTCTGCGTTTACGACTACGGGTACTTTTACGGTGACGGCTGGTAGTTTTGATACTGGCAATTTTGCATTAGCCGCAAGTCAATTAAGTTCTAGTAATTCCAACGTGCGTACTGTAATTCTTGGCAGCAGTGCATTAACTTTAGCTAATTCTGTATCACCGTGGGTACTGACAACCACAACCAATTTAACTTTTAACGCTGGCACATCCACAATTAATTGTAGCGGTGTTGGGCCTGCATTTAACGGTGGTGGCTTAACGTATTACAACGTCAACTTTACGAGTAGCGCTATAACCACAGCGTCAATTTTGGGCGCAAACACTTACACAGACCTAACTTTTACGTCTAGAACAACCGACGGTCTTGGCTATATTAGTTTTGGCGCAGATCAAGTTGTGAGTGGAACATTAACACTTGGTGCCTCAAATACCGCAGTTCGCAGGCTATTTGTTTTTAGTAGTGTCATTAGCACCCAGCGCACTTTGACGGTCCAGACTCTTGCAGCGTTGTCGGACGTTGATTTCAGGGACACTGTTGCCGCAGGCGCTTCTGCCGGTTCACCTTGGACTGGTACTCGCTTAGGTAACTGTTTAAATAACAGCAACATTACGTTTGCCGCAGGAACTACCAAGTACTTCCGCAGCGTAGCTGGGGCAAGCGCAAGCTGGGGTGGGGTGGTGTGGTCAACATCCTCCCTTGACACAGCCACGCCCGTAGTGACCGATTTTCCATTGGCCCAAGACACTTGCGTTGTTGATGATGCTGGATCTGTTGTAAACAATGGATTGCGTACTGGTAACACCATCACGTTGGGTTTTAGTTGGAATATAGGCACTATCAGTTTTGGTGGTCGCACGACAGCGTTCAACTGGACGCAACAAAATTTTGACCCGATCCTTTACGGCAACATAACCCTGACTAGCGCCATGACGATGATTACCGTCACTGGGTCACCGACGTGGGTTTTTTCTGGGCAAGGTGTTACGCAGACGATTAATACCGCAGGCATCATTTTACGCCTTAGTGGAATCGCCATAGATACACCAAACGGTACTCTTTCTTTAGCTAGTGACACCACTATAGAGTTAGTTGCGGGCACTACAGGCACCATAAATTTTAACTATGGTACTTTAACTCTAAACACTTACACCTTAACGGCAGCTAACTTTGCAGGTTCTGGTTCAAATGTACGCGCAATTAATTTTGGAACTGGGAAGATTGTTTTAACCCAAACTGCCACTTCTACTGTATGGACAACTGCTACATCAAATAATCTAACCATATCGGGCAGTAAGAATGTTGAATTTACCGGCAACGCATTATCAGGTGTTACCAGAACCATAACTGGCCCCTCAACTGCGTTGGGCGGTACAGAGGCAACGGCTTTGAACTTTTACATCAAAGCTGGTGCTGATATTATTTCATTAACACCAAGCACGGCAAATCGGGCTATTGGTACGCTTAGTTTCGATAATGCCTTTACAGGGTCGGTAGCCACAACCGCTTCACCAATCATATATGGCGACCTTGTTCTTTCAACGGGCATGACCATTTCTCCTGGGCCAACTAGTTGGACTTTTGCTGCTACATCTGCCGGTAAGACTATTACCACTAACGGTGTACTTATTACTGTTCCAATTACATTTGACGGTGTTGGTGGTGTGTGGGCCATGCAGGACGCATTGACAATGAGCGGTACGCGAGCATTGACCATAGTTAATGGCACGTTGCAACTCAAGTCCGGGACAACCAACATTGTTGGTTCACTGGTGACTACGGGTACAACCCAGAAGTTTTTGCAAAGTACAACCCCTGGAGCGCAAGCCACCATCAGCGACGCAAGTGGAACCAACTCGGTAAGCTACCTGACAATCCAAGACAGCAATGCCACAGGTGGTGCGACTTGGTACGCCTTAGCACCAAGCGTGGATGCGGGCAACAACACAGGGTGGTTTTTCATTCCCACCCCCGCTGTCAGCAATGAAATCACAATGCGTCTACGTTCATTCACTCAACCTCGGAGATTTTAATCATGTCCATGAATCTGAAAGCTGTAACAACCTGCATGGGTTATCAGCAAATTACCAGCTTGTCCAGCGCCACCAACTTAACGGTTCCTCAGACTACGCTCAACGGTTTGAACGCCAAGCCGGTGTTTGCTCTTATCGTTGCTGAGGGTCAAGCTGTTCGGTGGCGTGACGACAAACTCTCGCCCACGGCCTCCGTTGGTATGCCCTTGGCAGTAGGCATTCCGTTGCAGTACGATGGCGACCTGACCAACATCAAGTTCATTGAGCAAGTTGCAGGCGCAACATTGAACATTAGCTACTACCTGTAAGGTTTAATTATGACCGTCAATCTTTCTCCGTTTGCCGGTGCTGGCTCGCAATTCTTTGACAATAATGGTGTCATATTGTCTGGCGGCTTGATGTATACTTATGCTGCTGGTACGACTACCCCGCAGACCACTTACAACAGTTCCAGTGGTGCAGCTGCCAACACCAATCCGATTGTTTTGGACTCGGCTGGTCGCACCACCAGTGAAATTTGGCTTACTAGTAATTTGTCATATAAGTTTGTTTTAAATACA